TTTTGTTGAAGTTATTGATAAAGTTCTCTCTCCACCACTAGCATTAAAAGTTATAGAAGGAGGACTTACTAAAAATACATACACATCTTCTTTTTTACCATCCTGATTTAAAGGAACGTTTAAAAAGACTAGTAGAAACTAAATCTACTAGTCTTTAATATTTTTTTATAAATTTTCAGTTATAAATTCATGTAATTTTAGATTAAACTTCTTTATGTAACCTCTTCGATAATACTTATAAAATCCATTTAAAATAATATCAGTACATAAGCTATACATATCAGGTGTAATTTTGGAAAAATCTATAGATTTTTCTCTCAAAAAGTTATCTGGGTATTTAGGAGAAAATTTTAATCTCATATGTTTCTTACTTACTTCAACAGTAAAGTAATTTGTAACAGTATCTGAATACTTAAATAATTCGTGGTAATGTAATTTTTTAATTATTTCTTTATCTTTGTAAGAAAGTTCATAAAATCTATTAACCCAATTTGTATTTTTGAAAAATTTATTGAAATAATCTTCAAATACTATAACAAACTCTATTAATATAAAATAATCATTGTTAATTTTTATTATTGAGTAGTAATTTTGATGTTTATCTAGAAAATTTATTAAAAAATAATTATTCCTTTCATTTTCCCTATACAATCTAATCCCAAGAACTGTTTTTATATTATTCCAATCTTTTTCCATTTCTCTAGGTTATATAATATATCTTCTTGTTGATTTCCAGTAATATATCCACGATCTTTAAGTAGTTTAAATATTAATGCTACTTCTTTTTGTAAAGAAACATCAAGTTGTTCATAATTTTTAGGAGTTATTTCTGGATATGCTAAAGTAAGGAATATTCTTGACTTACTATTTTCTAATGAGGATACATCTAACAATTGAAGAAATTTACTGGGAGAATAATTCACCCTTACTCTATCTATTCCTGAGAAGGTGATTATACTACAATTATTTCCACTAGAGTAATAATTTTCTAATGGAATTTCCCAAGTCTCTAAGTCACTCATAATCAGTTCTCCTTCTGGAAATATATTTTTTCCAACATTAGAAATATATCTTTTTGTCCAAATCCAGTATCCAAATTCATTCTTTTCTTTATCATGAAATGGAATACATCTAGAATAATTACCATTCTGACTAGATAAGTAATCATTAAAAATACTTTCTGGATTTTCAGAAGTATATTTAACTTTTAATCTGGAAAAAAGGATTTCAATTAACCCTTTTCTTTCTTTTATATTTCTATTTAGTATATCTTTGATTATCCTTGAATCTATCAATCCAATATCCAAGATAGTTTTTAATCCAAAAGATAAGTCAATATATTTAGATCTATTTCCTTGAATATAATTTAATATCCCAGTTTTAAAATCTCCAGACTGATCTTCAAATATCCAAGAGCCATTAAACGGATTTATTTTTAAATTATTCTCATTAAATATTAAAAAATCATTATTATCAAGAAAAGGAGTATTTTCAAGTTCTTCATATTGCCTATTTCTATATATTCTTTTAATTTTTCCAAAAACATCAAGAAATTTTTTCATATTATGAAATACTTTGAAATAATCCTTACATTCTAAAATAATAGAATCTTCATAACTATCATCAATTGTATATAAAATATCGTTATCTTCTAGAATAGTTAAAATTTTATACAAACTGCTACAAGTACTTTCAGTAATTTTATATAAATGATTTTGAGAATTAAATTTTGATAAATCCATAATGAGTTTTTCTTATTTTTATTAATATTTTTTCTAGAACATCTAAATCTGGTTTTTCAGGGAGATTAGATTTTTCAAAATTCTCTTTCATAGTTTCCTCTAAGTTTTCTACATATTCCATTACTTCATTATAAGGAACTCCATGATTCTTTATCTTCAATAACCAATCTCGATCTATTCCTGTTCTGTCTAAAATCATTCCTTTTCCTTGAGCTATCTCTGTCGCCATGGTTAAAATTCTAACACAATGTTGAATATTTTTAGAATCATAATCATATCCTTTATTAAGTTGAAATCTAGATTCATTTCGATTCTTCACCCAATCCCAATAACGTTTATAATCAGTACAGTGTTGACTATAAGCTCCAGAGTTGAATTGAAAATAGCATAAAGGTTTTTCTCTATCATTAAATTTAATACTAGAAACTCTAAGTTGACTACTAAGAGAGTCAGTTTGACTAAGAATACCTCTATAACCAATCACATCTTTTCCTTCTTGATAATAATTAGGATCCGCAGCCCAATCATAAAACAATGCATATGATTCTACTGTTCCAGGAAGTCTAGAAATACCACAATATTCTTGTTTAAGATTATTATCTCTTAAATACTTAGTTAATGTCCAAGTACCAATTCCAACCGGAACTTGACAGAAATCTAGTGGTGTTTTTCTGATTTTTACCTGATCTGGATCTATATTTATTGCCTTTTTTAAACCTTTTGCTTTTTTTATTTGACTTATAGCATATCCAGCGAAAGGTTTAAAACATTTCTTTGTAATTAATGTCTCTTTAATATCCCATAATGGTTGAAGTATTGGATTAAAATGTAGAATAAATTTTTGTGGAGTAAACAATGAAATTAATGCTTCTGGATTTGATTCTCCAAGTTCTCGAAAATATTTTTCTAACTCATCCCAATAATCATCAGATTTATCTGACTTAATCATTTGTTGTTTTTCAATTCCAGTACCTAAAAACCATTCGGAAGGACCTATGAAAACTCCAAAAGTATCTATATCAGAGGTTTCTGTATTAAGTCCATATAAATGAGATCCACGTATACTTTCAAATAGTAGATTTCCTGACTTTCTAATTTCTGAAAATGTTAAATTTTTTATTTCCATTTGTTAATTAATTTTTTATAACATATATAAGGAAATAAACGTTCCTTTAGAACAATATGCAAAAGCCATTTATGTTAACTTTATTGTTACTTGGAGTGGAAATCCAAGTAAACCTTATGGGGCTCATTTTACCTTGATAAGTAATGGTTTTGTATATGGTACTCAAGAAATATCTAGTTCAGGAGTTTTACCAGGAGATACAGAAACTTTTTCAATACAAGTAGCAAATGATTATAATGTTTTTTCATGGAGTTCTTCAGGAGTTTGGTATGCATATCATGACGACCTGAAACAAATACAATCTTCAATTAGCCCTGGTTCTGGAAATTTTAGTGCTAATAATGATGTATTCATAACTTTTAATACTTAAGAGTGAATTGAGAAATTTTCAGAAGCATCCTTTGAATAGTATCCATTCGCAGGAGATACTCTCCAAGGAACACTAGCAGACCATCTTATTGTTGTGTTTTTGGGTACTACTGCATGCCCTCCTCTAGATTCACCAGGATTTATAGATGCAGCAGTAAATATAGTATTTGTATTTCCATCTAATGTATACCAAATAGATAATCCACTTATAAAATTACCAGTATCATTTGAAACAGTAAAGACAAGATCGACTATATTACTTTCTCCGGCTTCTTGTTCAAGATCTATAGTTATAGTGTGATAAGAACTATCTGGATCTATTGTTTCTCCTGTAGGCCTATTTTGTTTTAAAATTAGTTTTCCATATCTCTTAGAAGGATAATCATTCTCATAAGCAGTAACATATCCTCCACTACCTCCAAAAGTAAATCCATCTCCTGATACTGTTTCTGTATAATCACTAACTCCTTCTGGAGAGCTAGCTACCCAATTACCCCAAGTATTACCTCCATCCGTGGAAGTTCTTGTATATTTAGTTCTATTGGATGATATATTAGTTTGTAATGTTCCTCCGGAGGCTTTAAATTTCAAAGACATTGGATTAGCACTAAATCTATAAAGATATTTAGTTTCAGTTTTTATTTCAACTTTACCCTCTTGATTTAAAAGAACGTTTATCTAAATGAACTGAAATTCTTATATATGTATAAAGGAAGCTGGAAATCCTATAAACCAGTAGTATAATAATATTTTATAAATTAATTTTCATAAATTTTAATATGTGTAGAAGAATTACCCTAATCGATCAAAACGAGACAAAGGATTATACTAGGTATTACGGCTCTAATCTTGGAAATGAAATTTATACCCTTCAAGGATTAGAATCAATGCCTAAGTATGAAAAAGAGAGAATACTAAAAATTGGTAATAACGATGCAGTTCTTTTAGTTGGAGCAGAACCATTTAAGTATCTCCAAGAATATTATCATTTTGGGATACGTAATGAAAATTACTTTGATTGTTCTAAATTGAGGAGATTAAGTATAGAAGGAGGTGCATTTGTAAAGTGTATTTCAGGATTTCCAGAAGATTCAGTTATCCAAGATTTTATGAGCCCAGAATTTACAACTCATAGAAATTTTTCATGGTTTAAACATAAAGTATTACATACATATCAAGAGACATTAAAGTTTCTTGAATGGATTAAGTGTTTGCCATTAAATGAACCTCTAGGATTTGACTATGAAGCTTCTGGTATGCCATTAGATAAATGGTTTGAAATATCAGGTGCTTCTTTATGTAATAATCTATTTGGAGCATTTATATCTTTTACAGACTTAAGAAGATACTCTATCAAAGAAGAGTATGAATACGTACTAGAAGTATTTAGGGAAATACTTGAAACTAGGATGAATAATATTTGGGTATTTAATCAACAATATGAATTTCAAGTATCTCATCGTATGCTTAAGTTTGTGGACTTATATAATCTTTGTGATGCAGGAATTATTAATGTTCTAGATGGAAATCATTTAAAAAAATATTCTTTAAAATGGACAGCTCAAAATGTAATAGAAGCCACAGTTTGGGATACAGATTTCGATAGACTAGGAGATCTTTTGGATAAGATGTATTTTGATACAGTAGGAAAAACAAAGAAAGAGAGAAAAAAAGTCCTAAAAGTAACTCCAGATAATTATAAAAACACACCAGAATGGGAAATGATATGTTCTTTATATCCAAACTATATTCAAGAATTTGAAATTTTAATATCAGAATATTTTGGTTGTCCATTTATGAATATTCCAAGTGATATTCTTGGTTATTACTGTAATCTAGATGCATTTTATACTCTTCAAATATACTTAGCAAGAAAAAATACGTATTCTGAAGAAGCCTTTCAAACCTTTCTTGATAATTCTAGATTGGGAGCAAGATTACATTCGTCTGGTTTATACATAGACGAACCATACCGTCTTAAGTATCAGAAAGAATGTCATAGAATGATGGCATGGGGAATTACTTATACAGCTACAGCTAGATGTATGATAAAAATGAAAAAACATTCTAAATTAATGGCTGATATAAAGAAATATAATCAAACTTGTAGAATATTACTTGAGAATAATAATTTCTTTAATGGTAATTCTTTAGAGATCGCAAAATTCATACTTACTAATAATATAGACTCAATGGATGCTTATGAAACAGGTTTAAATGAAGGGTCTTTATTAATGACGTATGGAGAAAATTTTGCAGAAAAATTCATAGATATTGTTAAAGATTCCATGATTGAAACCAAATTTAAAGGAAAAATAGATCAAGGAATTTCCAGAAAAAAGAAAATTTTAGGTATTATTTCAGAAAAATTATCTCTTCTTTTAGGATTAGATAAAATAAAGATTTCAGAAAGGCACTTAGAACTTGAAAAGTATTTATACTATGAAAGAGCATATTTAGAATTATGTAATATAAGTAGAAATCAATTAAATGATATAAATAATATTCCAGATACAATAAGAGGATTCGGACAAGAATTCAATCTTTTAGATTATTCAACATTTATAAGTAATAATTATTTTAAATGTAAAAGTCCTATTGAAAATGATGAGATTGTAGATGAAATGTATAAACTTTATCAAAAAGAATCATCATTTATAGCTGCCTTATCTGAAAGCATACAACAACTTCCAGGAGATAAAAAAGAAGATTTCTTCAAAAACCTAGGAATAAATAATATTGGAGATGCTTTTAATCATTTTATGTATGAATGGGAAAAGTATTGTAATATTCCAGAAGATGGGATTTATCAAGGAGTATATCCTATTAAAATATTCAACCTAGCATTACAATTTTGGAAAGGAGGAATAGATGTAGAAACAGCAAAAGATGTTCATCCAGTTAAAGATGTTTGGGCAGATTTTATAGGATTTACTACACAAACACAATTTTTTAATGAACTCAATAGTCAATATGATTTATACAGTATTCCATTTCAAGAACAAGATTTGCAAGAGAATTTCTATTTTATGAGAAAATTTACTATAAACTATCTTCTCTATAAAAAATATGCAAAAGTATTGTCAACATACATAGATGGAATGTTTAAAGCTAATAATAAATGGGTGATTGAAGGTGAAGATCATATTCCTATTCGAGAGGCAGATCCAGGAGAACCTGGAGCAGTGGAAAAATGTTTCGTACATTATGAAGTTAATACAAAATCTAGTAAGAGATGGTCTTCAGGATTTCATACTATTATCTCTCATTCAGACCTAAAAGATTGTATTATTCCCCCATATCACTATGATGAATATGGAAACAGAATAGATGAAGGGTTTGTAGAAACTTATTTTGATATATCCTCAGCAGAAGTTAAAGCAGCAGGATTTGCAAGTGAAGATCCGGATTTAATTGATAAATTTCAAAAAGGGGAAGATATTTATATATACAGTGCAAAATTATATTTAGGTGATGATTTTGATAAACTCCAGAAAGCTGTTAAAAAAATGTGGAGAAAGCGTTTTAAAACTATCTTTCTTGGAGTATTATATGGTCTTGGAAAGAAGAGTTTAGCAGAAAGATTAAACTGTTCTGAAGAAGAAGCAGAAAATATTATTCAAGGTCTATATAAAAGTTTTCCCAAGTTGCGAGAATATGTAGCAATTCAACAACAATATCCCCTTGAAAATTCTGGATATGTTAATACTATGTTAGGAGATAAGTTAAAAGTTCAGGAATATGAATGGTTATTAAAAGCAACTTCTGAAAGAGAAAAAAAGAATTTAGTAGCTAGAATAAAAAGACTTGGTGTAAATCTTCCTATCCAAGGAGGAACTAGTTCGATAATGGCTAGAGGATTTATGAATAATATTCGAGTATCAAAACAACAATCTTGGAAAAATCCTCTTCAACCAATTATTGTAGTTCATGATTCCAATACTAATTATGTTCCAATAAGCAAGGTATTTGAAATAAGAAAATTTTATGATGAAAATTATACAAAATACTGTGCATCATTCGGACCTAGAATTATGTTATTATTTGATTTATTACTTGGAGTATCTTATGAAAAAGCGTGTCCGATGAAAACAGTAGATGATAATACAGTAGAGTATGAAGGAAATGCTTATTCATTATTAGGAATTTATGATAAAATAATGAACTGTCCAGATCTAAAAGTTAAATGTAGTATGGAAAGAAGTGAATTAATTCCTAAATTTGTGGAAAATCCAATAGATCGCTTTATCCAGGAAAAAGGAACTTGTATTGTAAAAGATCTTAGTAAGTATACTATACAATTTAGAAAAGTAAGTTGATTCTCCAAATAAACTTATTATTCTATTATTATACTTAATTAATAAAAAGAGAAGGAAAATAAAATCCTTCTCTTTATTTTTCTCTTACCATTAAACGTTCCTTTAAGTCAGAGTGGTAAATCACCTGAATGGGTATACGTATTTAATGCCAATCCTGATATTGTACAAACCGAATATAATAGTAATAATGATCGGTGGGAAGGTATTAGTTATATAGACTCATATAAATATGATAAAAATAATACTAGTAATAAATTAGAAGTTAGTTGGAATGGAATAAGTTCTTCTGGAGATTGGAAATATGATGAACGTGGAGGACATGTGAAAGTCTATACAAAAGTTTCGGGATTTGCAGGTCAAGTAATATTAAAACAATGGGAAAGTAATAAATCATTAGTAATATCTTGTCATGCATAATAAATGAATTATTTATGATTTAAGCAATATCTATATATTGTGTTATCAACTGCAATTGTTCTAGATATTCCTATAGATAATTTAGATGTATATGGATTATTATTCATTGAAATTAATAAAACATTACTTGGTACTACTAATATTGATGTATTCGGATCTAATAATATAAAAATAAATAATTAAGATAGTGAAATAATTAGTAACTTTTACTAATCTTTAAATAATAACTACATCATTAAATATAATTTAGCTAAGAAATCTCAACCTCAATATTTACTCCATTAATAAATTTAATATGAGCTTTATCACTTCCAGCACCTGAAGGCACATAGAGAAATGTGATAGAATAAGATTTCCAACTAAAACTAGTATCAGTATCTTCATTATATGCATCTACTATTTTTGTATCAAATGCAACAGATCCACTCCAATCCTGATTACCCCAATCGTCTATATAGTAAGAAACGTAGTTATCATTATATATTTTTACAGAATTATATTCATCATTATTACTAAAACCATCCGCTTTTGTAATTAATACAAAAACTGGTTTCATATCTTGATTTAAAGGAACGTTTATTTCCGATCAATTCCTTATTAATGTATATTAAAATTAAATAAATTAATCATATGAAGACAGGAATTGAAACATTAATTTCAGAGGTTGGAAAAAGAATTACTAACAAAACCCAAGTAGAAGGAGGAATTATTTCTGGTTTAGGAATAAATAAAACTAATGGAAAAGAATACGTTATTATAAGCGTTTGTGGATCATCGAGCATGACAAAGGAGCAACTTAGTGGTCTCTGTGGTATTAAAGTTATTACTGAAAAACTTATTACAGAAACATTCGATTCTAATGGAATTCCAGTGTTTTCTTATTGTACAGTAGATGATTTCTTTAATTATTGGAATATTATTAATGATGAAGAAATTAAAAGTTCGATAGATTTAACTTTTAAAGAAGCGAAAGAGTTATTTTCTTCAACAATATCTTGGGATATAAAAGAGAAGATCTTAAGACTTTATTCGAGAAGACAACTTGAAGGTCTTCCGGAGAAAATAGAATATCCAAAAGTACCACAAGATTATCCGGCAGAGAGATTTAGAGATAGTGCTAGAGCTTTTAAAGAACTAATTTGGCTAGTTAAAGAATATACTAAAGCATCAGCTCTTCAAGAACCCAACTGGGATGATTACTCACAAGATAAATTTGCTATTGTGAGATGCGGAACAGCGGTGATGATCTCAAAAGAAAAAACTTTCTTTCCAATAGCCTTTCTCTCTAAAGAAGTTGCTCAAGTATTCTTAGAAGATCATAAAGAGTTATTAGAAGAATATTATATGATTGGAAAATGAAAAAATTATTGATTATCCTAATTTTAATATTAATTTCCAGTTGTGAAGTAGATCTAGAAGAGTATTCTGGATGGATTATTAAAGAAAAACGTCGAGAACCTTTAGGACTTAATTTTATTATCAGTGATCCAAACAATAATAAAAATTGGAAAATTTTAATAGTTCAAAAATATACATATAAAAAATATAATATTGGAGATACAATAAAATGAAAGAATTAAGAACAGCTTCCCTCTCAGAAATTCCAGAGAGACTAGAGAAATTATTAACTTCAGAGAATGGGTATTCGCGAAAAACAAAGAATATCCTAGTAAGATATGCTAGATGGTCGTTAACTTATAATAAGATAATGATGAAGTCTGATACTAAGTATATAAATTTTGAATATAATGTCATTGGAGTTTATCCATATATTTATCTTATTCCGACTATTAAAGTATATAAGTTAGATCGAATAATTGGAAATAACCTAATTTATTCAGTTATCGATACTATAAAAGATCCGAAGGTTTGTTTTGATATCCCGGCTCTTATAGAATTAGGAGAAAAGCATGGAGTAGAGTTTAGACAATATCGTGGAAAAGGTCCAAATAAAAAACCCATGGCGAGAGTAATGCTAAGAAAATTCACGGATATAGAGAGCTCGTATTTTTACCTCGAAGATTATATTTCAACAGATGATATAATAATTGAAACTTTCGATGGACTTAAGAGCTCAGAACAACGTGATGTATTCTTAGAACTAGGAACGCCATGTTTTTGTATGACATTAAACTCTGAAACAAAAGAATGGATTTTTTCTCTTAATCCTACTATTGGATCCTTTCCTGAAGATATAAATTTTCAAGGATATCCAGATGATTGGTCGGAGAAAGGAATAATTCAGAGATATCAAGAATTTTCCGAAGATCTTCAGAAACCACGTCAAAAAGTAACTCCAGAATCAGTAGCTGAAGAAAAACGACTAGAATTAGAGAGACGAAAAAAGATAAAAGAACAGAAACGTACTAAAAATAGGAATAATGATAGATCTAAGAAAATATGCAATGTTTCCGGAAAGTGATAATTTTTTGGATAGTAGTATTCCAGGGTTAGAAGAATTAGAAAAATTTAATAAGATCATGGAAGAAACGCGGAAAAATTTGAATATAAAATCAGGATCAAGAAATGATATAATTTATGAAAAAGACTCTGACAAAGAATAAATGGATAACTGCAAAAGGTGAAGAATTATCTTTAGAAGAAATGAACAGTTCCCATATATTAAATGCAATCAGAAAAATAAAATCTTCAACAGGATGGAGAGAAGATTGGCTGCCTATCTTGGAAGCAGAACTAACTAGGAGAGGAATGATAGCAAGAACAGATGATTATGAGAAAAAGATTATAACTGATGAGGAAAAAATGTATTTCTTATGTACATCATGTGAATACCAAATGTTATCCGTTGAAGGTGGTAGTTTATCTGACATACTGAATATTACTATTAATGATCAAATAAAAAGTTATATAAGAGATAATATTTTTTGTATACCTCTTGAACAATCTAAGGAAAATTTTATTTCAGAAATGGATAAATTAGTAAGAAAAACTAGAAGTGATTCTAAAGAAGATGCTGAGAAATTTATGAGTTATTATGAAAAATATCTTCTAATCAATGTCTTTTCAAAAGAATGGAGTAATTTTATGAATTTAATGTTAGGTCGTCATGGAAAGTAGAATCAAAGAATCAATTATTAAACACTTAGAATATCAAAAAAGTATTGCTAAAGATCCCGAAGGACCGTTTATATATTGTCCTATGCCTGGAAAGAATTCTTGGACTATTTCTGAAATAATAGAGGAAGTAAGAAAAGAGACAAAATTTGGAGAGGAATTTGCAGATGATGTTATAGGATTAGCTATTGATATTTTATGTCGAAAGAATCAATCAATGAATGGATAAACTCTCAAGGACTAACAACTGAAGATTTAGATTTTATGTGGGACTTTTGCATAGTTTTTGATCATCCTATAATATCTAAACTTGGAATGGCTTCTTGGAAAGATTTACGTCCAGACCTAATTGAACTAATTCCGAACGAATATGAGAAGATGGTAGAGAAAGTAATATATAATAATAAGGAATAATGAAATTATTGAATTTAGAGGAATATTTAACTTCAGAAAGTATAAAAGTACATGATATTAATCAATGGGATTCATTTTTATTTAACTTACTTGAAGAAGAAAACATATACCCACCTAAACTTACTGGACAATGGATAACAGATAAAAATAGATTTTATGAAAAGTTTGTATGTTTGAAAGAAGTAACTGAGAATACTTATTATTCTATGTATTGTAGACAATATAATCCAATTGAAATTACTATATATCATAAAAAGAATGGATTATATGATTTTAAATGTATGTTAATAAGTATTGATGATACAGCTTTTGGGTTTGGATGGGAAAATTTAGAAAGACTTAGCATAGATAAATATGTTCTAGAAATTATATCTTGGATTGATAAAGTAGATAAATTAGATCATGAAGAATTAATTAAATATGGACTTTCTTTAGGTGCAAAAAATTTAAGTTGGTAATTAAATATAAACATGAATGATTTTAAAATAAAAGATATAGTAAAAGGATTAATGATTTGTACTTTTATTTCAGGGTTTTTAATAGGTATTTTATCAGTTTTAATTTTAATTTATTCAACAATATGAAGAAAGAATTATATGATGAGTATGTAAAAGCTTGGGATATTTGGAAGAAAAGAACTGATGAATATTTTCAAAAAAGAGTTGAAATAATTAAAGATAAAACTCTCTCCGAAGAATCTCAATCAAAACTTTTAGACACATTAGCAGAGAATTTTGATAGAAAAGGTTTTACAGAAGAATATTTTGGACCTTGGACGGAAATAAGAGATGTCACTGATCTATTAAATCCTGATTTCATTTTACCAGGAATAGGAAAAAATTATTCAGAACTTCAAATAGCAAAAGATGATGTTCCAGGAAATTGGGGTAAGATTGCTAGAGATTGTTATGATCCTAAAAGATATGGAAAAATAATTGGACTTGGATATGATTCCGGAGATTATTATCTTATTATAGAAAACCCTGATACTGGAGAAGAATCAACAATCTTAATGAATACTAAGTATACTATTGATTCATAAAAGAATATAAGACTAGGATTTTATTTTCCTAGTCTTATTTTTCTCTTACTTTAAACGTTCCTTTAAATCAGGGTGGTAGAGACAACAGTTTAACTGTTACTGCTAATTTCTGGGCTGATGGTAGAGACTATTCATTACAATTAGTTGCTAATAAAACTCTTGACTCTAGTTTTACTGGAGGTGTTATAATTAAAGGGGATACCGGAGAACATCCGTATTCACTAACTATTAATACTGGTGATACTGAATCATCTATTACAACAGTACCTGTAGACATACACCCTATAGAAGTTATTACTGGAAACTATATGTATCATGGAGATTATCATCCTATTTATTTTAATAAATAAAATTATCTTATTACGAATAACAAGAAATATCAAGAATTTTTCCAGAGACTTCTTGAACTATAGTTGCAACTGCGTAAGAACCTGGATTTTTAGTATATGCAACAAAATATTCACCATGATCATCTAAATCCCAACCATTATTAATACTAGCATTCCAACTTACATTTTCACGGAGTGTACTATTGTTCTTATCATATCTATACGAGTTTATAGATACACTTCCCTCATATCTACTATCCTTATCACTCCAACTAGTATTAAGAGTTGTGCTTGATTCGAATACATAAACCCATTCTGGATCTCTACCCTCTTGATTTAAAGGAACGTTTATTTCCTTATATATGTTAATGAAAAAACAGTATATTATATATGAACGAACAATTATTAGGTTACTGGATAGAGAATTTAATATGGTGTCCAAGTCAATGTTATTATTATTTTCTTGATCCGATTTCATCTCAAGGTTATTGTATTTATCTTAGGTGGAGACATTCAGATCCTTGGACAGCTGAATTAATTAAATGCACATCTAATTGGGAATTTATTTATGACGAGCCTTGGGAATATATTGAGTTAGAACGTGATTATTCTTCTCATGAGTATCGATCCTTGGAGAAAAAAGTTTTAAAAATAATGAAGAAGAGATTTTCGACTGTAACTTTTAAGAATAGAGTTTATGAAGAAGAGTTATGAATTTTTTAGGTGGGGTACTTTATCTCCACAAGATCATAAAGAAGGATCACTCCCTGGAGATTCACCTTCAAGAGGATTTCATACAGCTCCGGTTAGGAAGGGGTTTTATGCATTTCCTAAAGGTTATATTGAAACTTTTCTATTAGGTAAGTCTCCTAAAGATATGATCCCTGGGAAAGAAGGTAATGGTAGATTCTTTTATCTTAGAGATTTGACTGGGAAAAAGATAACAAGAGATGAGTATTATAATTTACGGCCTGATGAAAAAACGGCGATACTAAGGAGGGTCGGGATAAAAGAGATTCAAGTAGATTTTTGTTACACAGGAGATGATGATTATTCTGACGACCAAAAATTCATCGCCGTATATTCTCCAAGGCCGAAGAAATTTGTATATACTGGACCTTATATTTGGCATCACTTGAGAGACTATGATAATAATAAACCTTTAGTTAATCCATCAGACATAATAGCCGAGAAAGGTTCATGGATAAAAACGACACTTGATGTTTGGTGGAAAGCTCTTAAGAAATCTGATACAATATATAGATGGAAAAGTTATATAGACCGAGGAAAAGGAAATAGACATGGAAATCCTCATACATGTCCAAGTTGGTATTGTAAGGATGATTATGAAGTATTTATAGAGAGAATATAAAGAAAATAAAAGACTAGTATTGGGAAAATTAAACCCTTTACTAGTCTCTTTTTTTATTCTATTATAGTCCAAGCTTCTCGAATTACTTTTCCAGCATCTTCATAGCTCATCTCAGAAAAACCGGACTCTGCATATCCATAACCCCAAGAATTTTTTATCATAAATCCATCTCTAGAGAAACCAACAATACTTATCGCATGTCCTCCTAAGTTTTCAGAACCATTCCAGAAATCATCACGTTCTCCGTTTCTTACAATAACAGCTATAAGTGCAGGTCCATTTGTTATCACTGCATGTTTAATTCCTTCAATAGTTGATATTCTTGAGAAGATTTTTATTTCTCCGGCCGCTTTCATTAACTCAAAACCTTCGGCAGGCATCATTCCATCTATTGTTTTATTAGCTCTAAGATAGTATAACCAATCAGGCTTTTTCTCCAGAGTTTTTCCATGGCTTAGCTGATAAAAGTTATACATTTCTGCTATTGAATGACTAACACAGCTTCCGACACTACCTTGATCCCACACTTTGCCGATATCTTTAAGTTTATATTCGGCCGGAAGTGTGATAGGTTGTGGTTTATATTCTGAGTAACTTTCTAGGTTTTCTGTTTTAATATAACCGTAAGATCTCATAATTACTTTTTTATTTTTCCGAATATAAGTTCAAGCATTCCCTGAACAAATGAGATATCAAATACCCCGTTACTAGCTAATCCAACACCAGCACCTACTATGAGAGATTGCCACCAAGAAGCTTCAGCAAGACATCCAAGATCGAAAAACCAACCAAACATACATAATCCAATAGCGACTATCCAAGAAATTAATTGATTAGCCCACCCTGGAAGTTCTTTACCTATAATTCTTTTGATTGCCTGCGTAACAACAGGAACACCAGCCACTAAAGCAGCTAATGTTGAAAATACTGATACGAAATCCATAATTTTATTCCTTTCTAAATTTAATTAAGTATATACTATCTCCGGCGGATTTAGTTATCGAGAATACATAAGTCGTATCTTCTTTAGTGGTTATAGTCGTATACTGTGTAGTTATAACTGAATCACTAGTAAAGTACATCGACTTAGGCCATTCTCGATATTCCATAAACGCCGGAAGTAAGTTTGCTGTAGTTATACTATCTATTATTCTTTGTGGTTCTATCGAAAAGCCTTCATAAAAAGTAGTATTAAATTTTCGGGAAGTACCACAAGAAATAATTAATAGAATAGTGATCAGGATTAGAATTAATTTTTTCATTCTTCTGATAATTTTACGATATATATTAAATTCGGATCTTTAGACTCAAGAGCATCATAATCAGTTTTTTCTATAATATCTGATAATTCTTGTGTTGGTTGTCCGAATATCCAAAGCTTTCTAGAATCAGTGCTCATATAAATACCATTAATATGTTTCTCTCTAGAATATTCAGCTTCAGGTCCTTTATAAAAATTAGTTAATGCCATATATTAGAGTGTTTTAATGGTTAATGCTTGTTCTAGTTCATAAATTTTCTGGTCAAGAACCTTAAGACATCCTACTAAATTGCTCTGTCCACCTAAGTAATGTGTATCTGAAAGACTCGGGAAATTACTATAAATACTGTCATCATCGGGATCAGGATCTTCAAAACCAGCAGATGAATTTACTCTCTGAATTGCAAATTTTAAGAGATTGAAGTTATATTTATCTCCTTGTTTTCTAGCTTCCACTTCTGCAGCTAATCCTCCTTCAGTCTCTCCTCCTGAACCAATAAGTTTATCTATCTTTTCATTTAACTCTGATTTTGTAGAGTCTATATATTCTCTTATAGCAATATCTTCGGTAGTTCTTTCTTGAGTTTCAGTATTCAAGTTTTCCTTAAAATCTTGATCAGCCGTTTTTCTCGCCTCGGATTCTTGAGAAATTTTTTCAGTTAATTTTTCCTTCGTGTCTTTCAAATCTTCCTCAAGAACATCAAGCTCAGTATTTATCGTTCCCAGACTTGAAGCATGATCAGCGATATCAGATATAGCTTTTTCGAGGCGTGATTTATCTTCGGCTGATAAAAGACCATCTTTCTGTGGTGTAGCATTTGGATAGATTCTTTGAACTCCACCCTCTTCATTTCCAACATAAAGATAATTATCAACCAAGTTTATAGCTATTTCCCCTGAAGCTAACCCACTAGGAAGAATTCCACCTGTAGTATATCTTTTTACTCTAATTACTTGACGTTTTCCTTGGCTTCCTTGATCATCTCCACCATCTATCTCTGAAATAGTAGTAGTTAATCTCAAAGCATCAGTATCTTGAGTTACAGTAGTTGCATAAGTATTTCCAGAACTAACTCCAGAGAGAACTTTATTTCCTAAATAATCAGCTGAACCATCTTTTGAAACCTTAACCATTCCAGATTCTTCGGAAGTAGTAAAAGATATTCCATGATGTCCATCTGATTCTATTCCTGAAACATATTTTCTAGGATTTCCTTCACCACCATCTCCAGTTACTATTATTCCAGGGATTGTTCCTTTATTAACTTGAATTCTATGATTATTTAAAACAGTATTTACAGAGATTCCAGTAACAAATTCTTCCGATCCACCTACTTCTCCATTTTCAATTTCAATATTAGGGAATGGTTTAGAATTTCCTGATAGTGTATTCCCTGAGAGTGTAATTCCTGAAATATATTCTCCGGAGGGTGCTAGATATGATCCAGTTAAGTCTCCTTTTAAGGCTTCTACAACATGTCCAAAGGAATCGATCTTAATGTTGGTGACAAAAGCTCCAGAATTACCCCCTGCATTAGTTCCTGTAGTTGGTTGAGAAGCATGTGATATTACTTGATTTCCTCCAATAGATCCACCTCCAGTTAAACCAGGACCTGCAGAGATAGTAGTTGTTACTTTTGCTAGGTCTGCTAATGAAAGACCAGAATCTGATATAACTTTTCCTGTAGTTCCATTAAAAAGTACTAGATTTCCAGAAACTGCACTTCCTGGTCCTGTTACAGCTCCATCTATATTAGTCTGTACAACTGTCCAATCAGAATCATTAGCAGTTGAACCATCTTTGATACAAATTATTATATCACCAGGTTCAAGTCTAAGTCCTGATACATTCGGAGCTCCAGTAGTGGCAACATAGACGTCACCTGTTGTATGTTGAGCAGGAAGACTCTTAACAGTTCCAGTTGTTCCGAGAGTTCCTTTAAATTTCAAGGCTACAGCAGCTTCTATTTTTTCTCCAATTTCCTTGATAACAAATGCAGTAGTAGCTAACTGATTAGTATTAGTTCCTTGTGGAGCTGTTGGAGCCTCTGGAGTTCCTGTGAAGATAGGACTTTCAATGGGAGCTTTAGTTGCTTCTAAGGTGTTCAACTCACCTCGTAGACCAGTAACCTCTGAAATATCATGTGTATGGTTTTTGGAAGTATTAATTGTAATATCTCCTGAAAAATCAGTTACTACACCTCCAGTAACAGCTCCGGTTAAAGTTATATTTCTTTTAGAACTTAATTTATCAGCACTACCAGCATTTCCAGAGACTGATTTAGGAGCTTCATGCACATGGTCAGCTCTAGCCCACTCCTTAGATTCTCCAGCTATTGCATGTCCTAATGGTTTAGGAACAGTAAATGAGGGGCTAGGAATTTTTATCGTTACAGCCTCAGAACCATCAAATGTAGTTTTATCTGTTCCTTCAAAAGTTCCACCAGTAAAAGTAAGTTTATTTTTTACCTTTCCAGCCGAAACTACAGTTCCTATACCTCCAGAGAAAACAATATCTCCTCCTGTTATTACATGTCCAAGCTTATCACCTGCTTCTGCTTTGATATGTTCTGTGAACTCATTATTCAAAGAATTAATAATATTCAAAGTTTCAGACATATCTTCTTTAGTGGAAATTATTTCAAATGCATTTTTTCCAGCTCCATTTCTTTTTCCGACGGCTAGAATAATTTTAGCATTTTGAGAAGTAGTTCCATAAATTGCAATAACTGGCTCTCCTTGAGTAAATATAATGTTTTCTAAGGCTAGGATCGCTTCAGATCTACTTGTAAATAGTTCTGTATTTATTTTAAAATTAATTATTTGATCCATTTCATTCCTACTTTTAAATTTAAAAGGAGGCAATCAAGTTTTTACTCTTGATCAACCTCCCTTTATTTTATTTATCTAATAACTGCTTTTTAAGTTCATCTATTTCGGCCTTAAGTAATTTAATACCTTCGATTGCTAGAACACTCATTTTAGCATAATCAACTTCTTTAACTAGAACATAAGTTTCACCATCTTTCTCAATGGTTTCAAAGTTTTCAGGGTTAGGTACATCGGATTGTTTAAGTTCGGCGTCTGTTACTAGTTCAGGGAAAGTTGGTTCAAGTTCTTGTGCTATAGTTCCAAGGTCTTTTTTCCCACCTAAAATAAATGAATCTGTCGGAATAGAACAAATCTCCTCAAGTGTATGTTCCAAAGGTTTAATATCTGATTTCAAACGTTTATCTGAAGTCTGATAGAATCCACTAGAAGCATTAACTCTAGTAAGTGATATAGTAGAGTTTAGAGACCAAGTAATCGTACTATTAGCAGTAGATACTGTAGTATTTGTTCCATTTGCCACTTTAGGATTAGCAGAAATTTTTATTCCTCCAACAGTATAGTTATCTATTGTAGTCTTATTATTATTTACTGTATTAGTTAGATTTGAAACAGCATTAGTTCTATTAGTTACTTCATCATCTAACTTTTTCTCTAATTTTCCAAGAGCTCCATTGATACTATCAGTTGCTGCAATAGCTCCAGTCGTAGTTGGTTTTGAATACCCAGTTACTTTAGTATTTGCTCCTGTTACAACGGGATTAGTAGAAATTTTAATTCCATTTACAGTATAATTATCAATAGTTGTTTTATTAGAGTTAATTAAGTTAGGAAGAGTAGTATCAAGCTTTACTTTATCTGCAGCAGTCATAACACCAGCTACACTAGCAGTTGCAGCGGGAAGAGTTATATTGTTTGCTGCACTAACTCCTGTAGAAATAGTTGTTTTTGTTGCTGCGATAGCTACACTTGAAGCTGCTGGCGTAACTGCACCTAAAGCAAAATTCGCTGTGGTTATTCTATCAAGTTCTGTCTTATCGGTTGAAGTCATTACCCCTGCAAGAGTAGATGATGCAGCTCCAATATTAACTGAATGTTCATTTTTTGCGTTAGTATCTGTAGAATTACCACTAACATTAGTACAAGTGAAGTTTATAGCTACATTAGAAGCTGTTCTAGTCCAGCAACCATCATCTTTCAAGTGAGAAGAATTCCCAAGAGTTTTAATAGCATTGAGAGTTTTCTTATCAGATGCACTTGCGAGACCTGCCTGAGTTTCTGATACTTCTGGAAGAGTGATAGAACTAGAAACTGCTTTATTATCTGTAGGATTTATACCCGTTATAGTAATTACTCTTGAGGTAGCTGTTGTAGTAGGCTGAGAGATAACATGATTAGTACCTGTGATTCGGTCAACTTTAGTTTTATCCGCTGCGCTTAGAACACCCGCTGCAGATTGTGTAGCAGCAGGCAGCGTAATATTATTCGCAGCGGTAGTACCATCAGTTACATTTGTTTTAGAAGCAGCTATTCCTACAGT